ACTGAATTAAATCTACATTATTGGTCATATAAACACAATCAAGATGAGATACCATAACCATATCTAAAACACTGGCAGGCGTATCTGATGTGAATTTTACCGTAAGTGTTTTTGATGTATCGTTCCATAGCCAAACATGATAAGCGGTACCACATAAAAGATAATCGTTACCTGTTGATGATTTAGTGTAATTATGATAACAAATAATAGGCGTACCACCTACGAACAAATTACCATCAGCGGTTGTAGATGTAGGAGCTTCAGACACTACAATTTCGGTCGTTGTTCCACCTACTTCAGTAACAGACACTACCGTATAAAGTCCGTCATTATCTGTTGATCCGTTTATTCTAATTTGATCATCACTGCTATCTAGGGCAGCATCGATAGCCGTCTTATGTAATCCTGCTATAGTAAACTTTTTATCATCAACACTAACCACTGTAACAGCATCATAGAAAATAGGAGTCTGGATTTTATCGCCATTTTCATCCCATAACAGAGGTACCCGACCTTTCATCTTTCGCCATTCCCCATATTCATCGTGAATATTCCTGGACTCCGTAGACAAAAAAACTTCAGAAAGAAGTACCGTGGGTACATCTTCTCGAACCCCTAATTTATCTGCATATATGGCAAAATCAGTCATTTAATTTTCTTATTACTGTGCCCCAAAAGCAATCAACATAAACTTAACATCATATAAGGATGGAGGTTCCCAATCTCTATACGTTTTAATCGTAACCGTCCCTGCCGCTTTAGATGCTATTTGTGCCCCATATCCCTGAGAATAATCACCTTCAGGATTCGCTGTAAGAGCATAATTAGCACTTGCAAAATCGGTATCCCAAGTTACCGTATAATTGCCTGTACTATTCTTAGCGGAACTTGTTACATTGTATGAAGCCAGTAAAGTACCGTCAGAATCTACAACAGCCCATGCTTTACATATATTAAGCCCTGCGACTAAATTATCAGCATAAGCCTTAGTGGCAGCGTCCTGATCTGACACCGGATCAACCACATTACTGATTTTAGAAGAAGAAGCATCTATAATAGCCTTAGTAGTTCCAGCAGAATACCCCGCAACTAATTTAATCTGGCCTGGATACGTGGCATGTTCATTGCCATACATTAAAATACCAGCACCACGAGCGACACCTGCAGCACCCCCTGCCGCTAACGATATGCCTGAACTATCTGATCCATCATCTGTATTAGTAGCAAATACTCCTGCCCATATAGCCGAATTTAAATTAAACAATCCTTCAGTAGTTAATTGAAGAACATTATCAGCCTCATCCTCATAAAACAATTCTCCATTACCTGATATATTCTTTTGATAAAGAAATCCTAGATCAGTTGTAGTGCCGTAACTTGTCAGAGTAGACGGATTATCCGATAACTGTCTTAACGTAACCATCCGATGCTGTCCGGTATCATTATTATCTACTTCCGTACCATTTAACGGCCAATAATGATCACCCTCGTCGGTTTCTCCATTATGGTCGTTCATACGTTCCTGAACAGCGGCTTTAATCTCCCTCATTCTATCATCGGCTTCTCTTGGATCGTCTGAGCCACCTGGGGTACTAGTATCATAAGTGTTTGTTAGTCCACAATATGCACTATACGCTATTAAAAGCATTACCAGTAAGATAAAAATGATTAAATTTTTACTTTTCATAATTTTTTCCTTTACATTCAGTTATCAACTTGTATATTCTAATTCTATGAAAACATGCGAAAAATGCCAAAAACCCCTTACTGGAAGACAAAAGCGATTTTGCTCTAGACAATGCTCTTGTAGTGTTGCCTATAAACTCGCTAAAGTAGCTAACACAAAACCCAAAGTTCCTAAACAATGTTTGTGTTGTGGTAAGACATTTTACCCCCAACCTTGTGAAGTAAAAATAGGTAAGGGTAAATACTGCTCTCATAAATGTGCAAATACGCTCATTGGCCTTAAAAAAGTTAAAATTGATTTTTCCGATCTTTCTACTTATGAGATCGGCTATATCGCCGGTTTTCTCGACGCAGACGGCCATATATCTCGACCAGGTGCTAATCAAGTATCCGTACAAATAACTAACACAGATTTTGGTATAATCCACTGGCTTGCTGAAAAAATACCTTTTTCTAGTACGATAAGAAAAAGAAGCCGAAACCCAAAATGGAACCACCAAATGGATTGGCGTATTCGCAACGTATTTGGCTGTTATCAATTCTTGGTATTCTTTGAACCTTATCTTAAGGTTAAGCAACAGCGAGCAAAGGAAGTTATTATATTTTTGCGTAAGCGTTATCATTTTGAATAATTTACCTCGTAATATATGGTTGTTTTTTCATATTTAATCTACGCATTTCTTTTTCTACTTCGTACTTACCTCCCCATAACTTTATATACCGTTCCCGTCCCTTCATCATGGCATAAAAATATAGGGATCCAAACTTTAACGCATTAGAAAACTCATCACCAAACTCTATGGCCGTATCGTCTTGGTCATCATATTTTTGAAAATCTAACAATATCCCATAATCACCATCAGATGGGGGATAAACATATATCTTACCATTATTTTCCACATAATACTTCGGAGTATCTACCGAAACAGAATCAGACATGGCATACAAATAACCTGCCCAACCATCTGAAAATGCTATGAGGGGATCTTCCGTATCAGCAAGATTTAACATCCACATACCAGTAGCGTCATCTGCTACATAGGCAGTAGGGATTACATAAGTGTTAGTGTCACTTTGTTCTACAATATGGCTACCGTTATAATTAGTAGTGCCTGTAATAGTAATTACATCATCGTCAGACAAACCATGAGCCGCCGATGTTACCTTTGTCTTTAATCCTGCATCAGACGTAGCAAAAGCTGTAATAGCTTGCAAGCTATCTGCATCCACTAGCACTAAAGATAGAATATCCTTATACCCGTCCGGCACCGATATAAATGTATCACCTTCTTCCAAAGTCAGTGTATTATCTAACTTTTGAAGTAATCCAAGATTAGAAATATCAGACATGCAAAGCTTAATAGCTTCTGTCAAATTAGCAGCAGATATGCTATCTTCCATACAACTATTTATAAATGCTTCTATACTAGCTTTTAAGATCGCCATAAAATTATCCATTAAAGATTAAAATTTATTACGGTAAGATCGCGGTTCTGCTTGTTTCCATCCATACTGTACCGTCACTTATAAATGACACTACATATCTATTTGATGCGGCATTAGCCAGCGTAAGCGTACCCTCACTCATAGCAAGAGTTCCGTCGAAAGTCATTACCTCGTCAGCACTTCCGGCAGCATCTGTAATGAAGATTATAGTTGCACGATCCCCAGCAGTGCCTCCAGCGGAAAATGTGAGCGTACAGTCCTCATTATCAGTATCAATGGTATATGTATAGAGCGTATCCGTACCTGGAACAACTGTAATAGTAGCGGTGGTATCTGGTGCAATTACAGTTGTTGCAGCCGTCTGAAGTTGGACTGTGCCTGTGGCATCCGGTATCGTAACAACATTACTTGCTGTCGGTTCAACAACGGCAAGTGTTGTTTCGCTAACATCAACAACAGCCCCCCCGAACTCTATCATACTATTACCGCCAGTAAATGACAGAACATTGGCACTGGCATCCCACATCATATTTAACAGCGTAGTATCGCCATAGAATGTCCAGTCAATACCGGCATCGTCAACACCTACAGCAACAGACCCTGTACCAGCGACTGATTGACCTATAGTGAGAAGTCCAGCAGCACTTTGACTAATTGATATATCCTTATCATCACCGAAATAAAGAGCCTCTGCGTCATTAAAAACGACTGGCCCTAACATAAACGGAAGCAAAATCTGTTTTTTGGTGGCCGGTATGGAATATAAGTTTACTCCAACACCACCAATCGTCATCTTTATATCATACGAACTGGCCGCAGAACAAAAAGTAATAATACCGTTACCAGCATCCAATCCTGTGTTGGTCGATGTCGTAGTCATAGGATTAGTGATCGAAACACTCCCGGCCTCATCAGTGGTAAGTGTACTAGCTGTAGTTGTACCTAGATCCCTAACTGTTACAGAAGTAATGTCTGTTCTAACATCCCCATTTTCGTCCACGAATCGTATTTGTTTTTGCGTATTCGCGGCCAAGGATATTGATGCTATTAAAGCCACCAACGCCAAAATAAATATTTTCTTCATGGTATTACCTCTCATATTTTGTTAAAAGATGGAGGCGGGGTTAACCGCCCCCTTATTATTGTTATCTTATTTACTTACTACTTAATCAAGACCACAATCCCACAATAGTGCGTAAATCCCTGTAGTTGGGGTAGCGTCAAGAAGACATGACATAAATGGGATAATAGTATCCCCAGAATCAAACGAAAACGCAACTGCTTCCGCAGGTTCTACACCATCAATCAAATACGTCACAGCACCACTCAAGGCTACTTTAACTGTAAGCGTATGTGTTGCCCCATCAGCCCAAGTTGATGTCGTCAAAGCAGTAGTAGTTGTAGCTGCGTTGTTGAGAATAGTCTCGGTCTGTATGATCTTGGTTGTTGTACCTGTACCATTAAGGTTAAACGCAGCCATATCAGTATAATCATCTATGGCATCATTATATGCCGCTGCTTTTCTCCAGCCAATAGCAAAATCGTCCGTACAGCTAATGTCGGTTATAGTCAGCCTGACTGTGAAGTGGAATGGGCCATCGGTACCCACAACAAACGCCGCACGAGAGCCTGCTGTAATTCCTTGTCCGAGTTCCCAACCATCGTTTTCGGTGGCATCTCGCATAATATCCAGACCTGCAGTTTTCATAACAGGAGCAATCAGTGTTTGTGTCTGATTATTCAAACACTCAAAATTAAGCCCGTCAATAGACCACAAATTCACGGCATTATCCGTAGTCACAGCAGCCCCCCCAGCTAAGAGACTTGTTGTGGGCGTACTGCCAAAGAGAGTAAATCCCCCTTTGGTTCGATACGCCCCCTGCCTCGCAGCATACGGAACAACGAAATACTTAGAAGAGGGCTTTACCCCATAAAAACTTACCTCAATTCCTCCTACGTGAACAATGAGGTCTACAGAGGTCTTAGTTGAGTAAAACTGAGCTAAACCATTATTCGGACGTAGACCAGTGGCTGTAGTTGTCAAAGTCATGGGGTTAGTAACTGATGTGTCACCTGATCGTTCTGCCTTAATCGTAGCCGCTGTAGCCGATCCTGGGTTATACACCGCAACATAACTTAAATCCGTCCGAGGCTCCAAACGCTCATCACAGAACTGTACCTGATATAAACGATATTCTGCTGCCGATACCAATGCTCCCAACATAGGAAGCATTATAGCTATCAACAATACTGTCATAATAATCTTTTTCATTGTACTACCTTTCATAATTTTGTTTATTTTTTCTTGTAAAAATGACCGGGGAACTATTCCCCGGTCTACGGTTCTCTTTAAATGCCCTTAAACGGGTCTACCGTTATCTTTCTGTGGCTGCAGTATCCGCTACAATAGTTGCGAAGTCCTGTTGAGCGGTATTGGTATCCTGATCGATGCCTGGATCATTCCACACTGTTTTAGAAACACCATAAATAGCATCCATACCGACACCGGGCTTACGACCATAATCGAAATCCTTCTGATGCTTTTTCCACGGTTGCCCCCATGCCATACAACCAGCCTGAGCACCACAAAGTACTGCACGACAAATTCTTGCTGTACCACTAGCAATATAATCATCAACGATATTTGTTGCAGTGCTAGGATCTTCAAACGATTCACCAGCAACTCTTGTGGGAAGTCGTTCAAGTTCATAGATGATAACATCGTTCCAAATACCCTTGATACCACTAAACATACGCTGCATCTGATCTGTGACACCAGATTTACCAAATATCGGGTTCATAAGGCCACGAACATTGGCCGACTGCTGCGTAGTGTTCCAGTTAGTATCGTACTGCAAATCCATTCCCTGAAGCGGATGGATAAACAGAACATAATAACCTTTACCGTTGATCTTTACCGGTCGGAACTTAGGGGCTGCCATCTGTGCTTTTATTCGCATAGAATCAATGGTTTTAGTGCCAAACAAATAATTCTGATAATCTGTAGCACCACCATCACCAATCAAACTCACAGAAGTTTCAGTTGTAACCACACCTGCATTTGTTTGTCCACCATAAATGATACGATTAGAAGACGGTGCGTGTTCATTAACCGTCTTAACGACTGTCGTACCTTCTCCAACATATGTTCCACCATTGCCTAATCCGCAAATGGCATAAACCAAATCGTTTTCCACACGATCCGGTGCCCACTCACCCGCAAGGGCTTCTGTGGCTTCCCGAATAATATCAATAGCGGTATACTGCTCTGACATTATACCTTTTGAACGAACAGCATTGGATCTCTCATGGATACCCACCTGGAAGTTGAAGAAGCCCAAAGCCTCTTCGTTACCTTCCATATCGCCATCATCCCCTTGACCTTCACTATCCAAAGGTGCTCGGAGACGCATAGTAATCTGCTTACCTGCGGCAACCGTTAAGTCCCTATTTACCTGAAATATGCTGTTACTATCTGTACCCATAAAAGCGGACAGTTGCATGTTACGTCGCATATATTCAAACGCTGTTTGAGGCCATTTCTCTTCAGAAAGCCTATTTGCTGTTAAAAACTGTGTATCTGCAAAACGTGCAGAAGTCATACCTCTTTTTACAACATCAGACGGAGACAATACGCCCATCCGATCAAAGCCGAGGTCCAAATTAAACAATATTGTGTTCATAATTTACTGCCTTTCTCGCCTAATTTACCGACAAAAAACGACAGTATGTATAAATATTAAGCGAACATAAAATTAGTAAGTTCACCAATATCTGCATCATCATCGCTATCTTCGGCTTTAGACTGTACGCCCGCTGGCACTGCCGGAACGACCGGTTTGACAACGGGTTTTGGTTTAGTTGGTTTATCATTTTTGTTAGCCAACGATTGACGAGCAGCAACGACACGTGTGTTCAACTCTGCTAGAGGAATACCTCCAGCCTGTTTAATAGAAGATATTGCCGTGTTGTATAAAATAGTTCCAGCACGTTTACCATAAGGAGCCAAATTTGCTACATCATCTTCAGTCAATAATCCATGATGACGAGCTAAAGCCACCACAGAATCTAGCGTAAGGTCTGGAGACCCCATCTTCTCTGCTGAATATGTTTCTCTGGCTATCCTAATACCCTCATCGACTTCTTGTTGTCGAGTTTGGATTATGGTCTGTTCTTGTACCTTATTTGCCTGAGCTCTATCAAACGTTTGCTGTTCCAGTAATACTTTTGCCGTCACAGCTTCTCCAGGATATTCTTCTTCAAATTTCTCCAAAGGAGACTTTTCTGGAGGTGGTAGAGGTGTTTTGGGAGCCAAAGATGCTTTTTCAGCCATCTGTTCCAATATTTCTGCTCTAGCTTCCGCTCTTGCTTTAGCGATTTGGGCCTCTGAAAGCTGATGCCTAAGTAATTCTTCCTTGTCCCTTGCTTTCGCTCTTAATTCAGCATGTACAGGTATTGGTACATATCCTTCAGGTACAGTATCTTCTACTACATCACCTTCTGGCTTATCTTCCGAAATTTCTTCGGTTTCAGGCTTTTCAGGTGGTGCTTCTTCTGATACAGTTATTTCTACAGCAGGAGTTTCTTCTGCCGCAATATCTGCTTCAGGAGTTTCATCTATCACGTCATCGAACATTTCGTTCAATACATCGGTTCCTTCTATGTCTATTCCACTCATGTCTTTATTCCTCAATTTCCGTTAGGTTTACGTTCTCCGCGAAAATCCGTCGCGTCGCGTTCTCAACGATTACCGCTCGTCGTAGCGTACTTGATACTACTTTCCGAATTACTCAAATTAACCAATGAGTTCTTCGGCCAAACCTGCTTTCTTTTTAATCTTCAAAGGCCCTTTCCACGGTAACTTGGCTTCAATCATAACCAATTCACGCTTCCATGTACGAACCATTTCTTTTGGGTAATTGTGTGTGTTTACCCCTTTTAAACGTGCTTTCAAAAACAATTTTCGTTTTTCTACCTTAGTCAATTTGTTAAAACACTCCAAACACATACCATATACAACAGCTTTGGCTTCTGGGTGATTGCGACATTTTCTTGTTGCCGATCCTTCAGGAACCTCTGTTTTATAATCCACCAATGGACTATCGCTTACGCCGGTATTCACTTTTTCTTTAGTTTGTACCTCTTCCACGGTCTCATCTTTTGTTGTTGCAGGTTTAATTTTTATGATCGGAGGCCTGCCTGGTTTTTTCTTAATTTCTTCTGACATAATAAATACCCTTATTATCTAAAACTCAATTTAATGACTCAAACGCATGTCTAGGCATTACTAATTTAAGTCTATTTTTACGTTTTTTACGTTTTCTCTTATTAAAAAATCGCCATATTTTATTTGTATCATCCCATTGCATCTCAATTTTTAATATTTCTGGTTTTGGTGCATCCTCAAAAACTTCTTGTGGTATTTCAATAGTGCCTACCTTATTCAACAATAAATATAACAAAGTATTCATATCTTTACCAGATAATACCGGAACATTTTCTAATCCACCTAAAATATTACCATCAGCATCTATTTCCACCATAGATATTTTTTGATTGCTTATCCTAAAACACTTAGGACATTTAGGATCCTTCACCGGAACACCTTCAGCATCTATTAGCGGACATTCATGTCCACAAGCAGGACATTTTAACCGATTTATATTTTTACCTTCTTCCATTAAGCGACTCCCGCCATAGACATCTGAGGTATATCTGCTTTAATTTCTTCCTTATTAGACACATCTGTAGCATCAATAAGTTGATTACGCGATACAGGCATTTGTTTTGACTCGATCAAAGCTCTATTAAGCTCAAACACTTCCACCATCTTACGCATCCTGTTAGTTTCAGCATGTGGTGCAAGAGCAACCTTGACTCCGTATTTACCATATTTCATAGATGATATTTCATCTATAATCATGGCTTTAGCTACTGGAATAGCTCTTTGTGTTATTTGTTCCATATACTGATTATATGTATTAACCTGCTGTTTATAATTAAATAACACAGCTTTCTGATACGCTTGATTTTCCCCTTCCAACACCATCATATCCGGTTTTTGCGGCATAGGAACAGAAGGAATACCTTTTGATTCCAATGTTTGAATTACTAATTGCCTGGCCCTATCCATTACTGTTCTGTCGATCAATTCTTTTTCATCTACCAAAGTCATAATTTCTTGTTCTGAATAAACCTTGGCATGTCTTATTATACCTAAAACTATTTCACCCAATAGTTCTTGTGTAAAATCCCAATTACTGCCGAGATTAGACGTATTCTGTAAAGACCAATTCTGTTTTGCTATAACTGATCTACCTGATTCGTTTTGTGATACGTCTTCTGGTGTTTTTAGTTGTACCTGACTAATCTCTCCTATATGACGACTTCCTTTTTCTGAGACCGCATCAAAACTAGCTGGATAAGCATTTTGTTCTAATTTAGATACTTTATTTCCGCCTCTTGATTCATCTATTACAATACCATCCTCGCTGCCGTGATCTTGTAGCCATTTAGAAAAAGTCCCTGCTACATCATTAGCTATTTTCCACCCGGTATTTGCTAATTTACGAATTAAATTAAGTTGCATAGACCATGCCCAGTTAACATGATCTTGAGCACCTATGAGATTCTCTACCACACTAAACTCATATCCATTGACAAAATAGGGTGCAAATCTAGCAATAGGATATAAAGACATGCCTTTAAAAGGATCTTTTTGATACTCTAAAAATACAGACCCGATCATAAGGGTTCTGTGTAAAACAGTAACGATAATCTGATTACCGTGTTTATCTTTTTCAATAAGTTCAATCTGCGGTTGTTTAGGCTGTTCAGGTAATTGTTCTCCTATAGATTCAGCATATTGTTCTGCCTCAACCTGAAGTTGCCTAATAGCTTCCTGCTGTTTTATTATATTTTTAACATAATTAATCTCTGATTTCTTAGTTAAAGATTTAGCATTTAATAAATCACCATTTTTTACTAAAAGTGCTCCTTTTTCATAGGTTTTCCAATAATATTTAGATACCCTGAATTTATGCTTATCATATTCTGTATCATCTTTTGATTGATCTATCTCCTTGTCTCTGTACGATGGTTTTTGGGTATCTGATTTGCAGCTAAACATATAGTTAGTCAAAGCACCATATACCTTATCGTACCAATGGTTTATTTTTTCTTCATCACCTAACTCACTCTTACTATTAGGGTATTTATTTATAATATACCCTTTATCAACCCATTCCTCTATAATAATATATTTTGCCCCATTTTTACGATCATTATAATCATACGACTTGCATGCAGGGTCTGGTATTACCATAAAGGGATCTACTTTACGAATGATTATATCACCATTAACAGGGTCGTTATCATATGAAACATCTGCTTCGACGTATCCTCTTCCACACCGTATCCCATCCTCAAAAGCCTGATTTTGGTGTCTGGTAGCGTGAGACATGTCCACCGTATGTTTTGTCAAAGCACTTAATAATTCAGCACCTTTTTGAGTACCTCCCCTTAAACATTTTATGGTAGTATCTTTTGGATTTTTAGCATCAAACCCGCTCAACTGATTTACAATAGGAAATATCCTATTGATTGTCAGTGAGAATTTTCTACGTGCCTTATTCGCCTCTAAAACCTCTTTATCCCATTGTTTGCCGACCGCATACCGCTCACATTTGCTCATATTTAAAAAAGTGGAATCGTTACCAGACTCACCTGTAGTGTGATAATCTGATAATGTTTTCACCATTCCATCTTTTTCTATGTCGGATATTTTAGTCATATTAATTATTATTCAGTCTTTTTATATATTGTCAAGTAAATTATTTATATTTTTTGATTATTTTATGTGTTTCCTGCAACACTCATACAATGACTGTAACACATTACCGCAATGGCAAGCCGCTAGTGAGTACCTCATAGCATCTTCTGCCTTTTTACTGTTTTTTGTCTTATCTAGCATTTCCTCTAGAACACCAGCACACATATCTATTAGTTCATCTCTTATTTCTTTCACGAGTTCTGTACCCTTTCTTAGCAACACAACATTGGATCGTTAAACTCATCACCCCCACGTCGGCCATAATCTCCACCAGTCCCGCTTTTGCATATCCGTATTATTTCTTCCTCTGGTGTTACGAATTGTAACCCGTAAACACCCATGACAAAACTATCAGCATCATCAGGAGAACATCCTAAATCCTTACGTATTTCTGTTTTAGGCACTATCTGTATCTTACCGCTTCCGGTCGCTTTATACTTACTGGCTTTCGGTAATTGTCTAATTAGTTCTTTTTCACCATCAATCGGAAACACCCGCTGCTTACGTATTTGGTCTGAAGTATATCCATAAGCCTCTGCTCTTTTATTAGCATAAATACTTGTTTCTTTATTTGTGGGACTCTCTGCCGCATTAAAATATTGAACATGATACCCTGCTTCATCTGCTGATAATAGATCAGTAACCCCTTTACCATTTCCGATACAGTCGCTTATAATGTTCTTAGTGCCTATTTTTTGACATATTAACTTAGCTTTTAAAGCGATCTCTTCTGTTTTTAATGGATGTGAATGATCTAATTCTACTGTTTTAGTATTTATCATACCCCTAATCGAACAAATGTCACCTCCGAACGCAGTATCAATCGATACTATTTTTCTTGTTAAAGGACGTAACCCGGGTAATTCCGACCATTTAATCAATTTCAAATCATCCAACATTGAAGAATTAATTAAACACATTTCCTCTTCCGCGATGTCCTCACATCCGTATTCCTGGCGATATAATGGTAATGGCATTTCTAATTTAGCCGTTTCAAGTTGTGCGTCGGTCAATAATCCGCTGGCTTTTCCAGCAGTTGAATCATACGCCGGCAACGCTTCTACCACCCATCGCGGATCAGTCGCCCTTCGTTCCGCCATTTCCTGAGCATGGTTTCGACCAAATGCTGTCCAGATAAATATTGCCCATCTATCGGGAAACAGGTTAATCATCGGGAAGAAAATAGCCGTCCAGCCTTTAGGATCCTGTAATTGCCACTCATCGAATCCTACTCCATTATTGTCCGGACCTCGAAGACTATCTACGTTATCTGCCCCCAAGATTCTTAAAATAGTGCCATTATCGAACCTTACCCTTAATTTTTGCTCGTTCTTTTTCCATCCCATTTCTGCTTGGTCCGGTAAATACCTATCGAGCATATTAGGGTCTTCCCACACAATAGAACGAGCTTGCTTATATGTGGGACCCACATAACTGTAAACACTTTTAGGGTGACGACAACATTCCCGAATGAGGTAGTTAAGTAAAAGGGTCGTTTTTCGAGCTTTCCTATGCCACTTAAGATCGAATAATCTTTTACCTCCCTGGTCTAA